CCCTTGAACACCAGCAGGGCCCCCACGGCCACGAGGACCGTATAGAGCCATGCCCGGGTCCGGGGGGACGGGATGAACCGGGCCGGGTTGACCGGGGCCGGGGTTGCCTCGTGGCTCACTTGTTCGCCTCCAGTTCTTCCATGACGTATTCCGCGGAGGCCCGGGCAATGTCGTCAGCCTGTCCGGGGTCGATCTTGTCCCCCTTGAGGATTGCCACGACGCGGCCCGTGGTGGCCCGGACGATGGATTCCGCCTGCACGGCGTTGATGCGGACCTTGTTGTCCAGCAGCTCCGGGAGCCGGTCCAGGAGCCGCTCTACCGTCTGTTCAACAATGTCATTGGCCTGTCCGGCGTCAATCAATCCGCCCATGAACTCATCCTCTTTCTTGATCGTTCCCTCCGGGGCGATTGCCCCGGAGAGGTAGGGGTTAGGGTCAACGCGGCCATAGGTGGCCGTGCCGAAATTGAACGGGGCCGTAATCAGTTCCCAATGCAGATGCTTTCCCGTGGCCCGGCCCGTGGCCCCGGTAATGCCGATGATCTGCCGGGCCTCTACCCGGTCCCCGCGCTCCACGGTCCAGGACTCCAGGTGGTCATAGGTGGTCACGTGTCCGCCGTCGTGCTCAATGACCACAGTGTTACCGGCGGAGTCGTCCCGGGCGTCCGTCCGGTCAAAGTCCGGGTTGAAATACCACGGGTTCGGCCAGCCAAGGGCCCGGGAGTCCCCGGCGTAGACCACGACGCCCGGAGCCGCCGCGTAGACGTTCGGGTACACGGTCCCGTCCGGGCCCGTGTAGCCGTAGTCCTGCCCGGCGTGCGGGAGCCCGTCCGGCTGGATGTTCCCGAACCATTGCGTCACCGGCCCGTCATGCGGGCTCACCAGAGTCAACACGGCTACCGGCCCAACACGAGGTCAACGGCGGGCATACGGCCCACGGAGTAGGCGGACCCGGAGTGGAGCCGTTCCGCCGCCGCAAAGTTCCGCGTGACCCCGTTGCCCAGGGGGGAGACATAGAGCTTTTTGGTGTCCGCGCTCCGGTCCTCGTAGTAGGTGTAGGTCGCCGGGTCCCATGCGTAGTCCATGACCGATTCCCCCGTGACCTCGCACATCCCAAAGTAGTTGCCGCCGGTCTTTTTCCACGCGTAGCACGTCAGGTACGGGACCTTGCCGAGCTGGCCCAAGGGGTCCTTGTCCAGGTTCTTGTCCGCCGTCCAGGTCTGCCGGGCCCCAACCCATGACACCCGTTCGAGCTGGGTAGGCCACATGACCGTGTAGGGCCGTTCGTAGCGGCCCGCGACAAGCCAAGCAATGTCACGCTCCACAAAGAACCCGGACGCCGCCGAAAGACTGTATGTGACCTTGGCCGTTGCCACCTTGGACGCCGTGCCCGGGTGGTAGAGGTCAGAGGTCCGCACGAGGGTGAGTTCATTCTGCACAAAGGTGGTCCCCACGGACGGGGCGGCGGTGCGGAGCTTGCCGTCCTGATAAATGTCGAGGGCCACGGGCCGGTCATAGCCGTGTTGGTTACCGATGAACGCGGACACGCCGCCGATGGTGACGGAGAGGGCATACTCCCACGCGGAGGGGTTAGCGCCGGGCACGGAACCCATCTGCTCATCCAGGACCCACGTGGTCCCGGAGTTCGGGGAGCCGGACTCCGTGCACAGCGCGGAGACGGTGGCATAGGCCCCGGGGGCCGTGACCGTGTAGGCGCTCATGGTGGCGGACTGTTCCCACATGAGGTCGTCAGCGTAGACGTAGGCCCCGGAGGCGTGGGCGGCGTTGAGGCCCACCCGGAGCATGACCGATGCCGCCCCGGTGGGGGCCGTGCCGGTGACGGACACCCGCGTGTAACCATTGGTCGCCACGACGGCAGAGGTAGCGGTCGAGGACAACGTCACGCCCGCCGCGTCCATGAAATAGGCCCGGATTGCGCCGTCTACGCCCGCCTGTCCGCCCACGTGGAGGGACGCGGAGAACGTGTAGGGGAGCCCGGCGGTGACGGAGATCCGCGGGTTCAGGTCCATGCGGGAGCTGAGGGCCGAACCCGCCGCCGATGCCGTGATTTTGAACGCGCCGGTGGAGCCGCCCGCGTTGACCGGAGTGGTCACACGGGTGATGGTGGCGGCGGTCCCGGTCCAGCCGGACACGTCCGTCTCCGCGGAGGGGTTCCCGCCGTAGGTGGAGAGGTAGTTGGTGCCGGAGCGGGCCCGGAAAACCCCCGTGGCAAGAATCGTGACCGTGTAGGACCGGGACGGGTCCAGGGCTTCGGAGATGATTTGGAACGTCTCCGTCATGGCCCCCCAAGTGTGCTGATTGATGTAGCGGGCGGAGCTGGAGAGGTACATATCGAGGTCCGCTTGGGTGATGATTCCGGCGGCCAGCAGCTCCGAACCGGACATAAGCCCGGCGGGGGTCAGGGTGTTGCCCAGATCATCCGTGATGCGGACCTCCGCAATCCCGTTGTTGGAGTGGGCGTTATAGCGCAACGCGGCCACCTTAGTGCCCGTGGGCAGGGTGTAGCGGGCGTAGTCAGACGGCGTCGTGGCGCGGCGTCCGTTGAGCGTGGGGTTGTCGGCCCACGAGGCCCCGGACCACGTGTACCCGGCGGAGTTCCACTCGTAGGGCCGGTAGGCGAGGTAGGCCCCGAACGTGTCGAGCTGAACGAGGGTTTTCGTCTCAGAGCCGCCCGGGGCGTCCGGGGCGGCGGCGGTGGTGTAGACGGCCCACCGGAGCGCGTCCATCTGATAGCCCAGCCAGTAGCCGTAGGTCGAGACACGGCGTAGCAGGGTCTTTCCCGGGTAGCCCCGGGACCGGGACCGGAGCCGGACGGCGGCGGCGTCCTCCTGCGGCTGGAGCCGGGGGTTGACCTGAGAGGTCACGGCGGCGGCGAGAGCGGCCCGGACCCCGGAGCCGGAGTTGTTCACCAGGGCGGCTACTACGGCGTCCTGAAAGGACAGGGGCGGGGCGGGGAACCCGGCGGCGGACTCCACGAGGGCGAGACGGCCCTCGTGGTCGCTGATGTTGCCCTCCAGGTCTGCTACCTCTTGGGTCTTGTCGATGCTCTGCACGTCCGCGTCAATCTGCCGGAGCGCGGCGTTTGTGTAGAACGGCACGTCCGGGGCGGAGGTCGAGGGAATCTCAGAGTATCCGCGGTTAGGGGTAGTCATGGGGCTTATTCTCCAATGGTCATAGGGGCGTTGAGGGCTTGGCGGGTAGTGATGTTCATGGTCCCGGCCAGGGGGGCGTAGGTGACGGAACGGACTAGCACATCCTCCGCCGGGCCGGTCTCCAGCTTCGTTGTGATGGTGTTGGAGGGCCGGAGCCAATAGGCGGCGTGGGCCTCCAGCAAGAGGGACCGGCCACGGGTGGACAGGTTGGCGAGCCGGGATGATGCTTTGGTGTTGGCGGCGGCTTGGCTAATGGGGCCCTTGCCCTCCGTCACGTCCATGACCCGGCCCGCCGTGGCCGGGGCCAGGGGGCCGGAGCTGATCGCCGCCCACCCGCGGACTAGCTTGTCCGTGGTCCCCTCCCGCCACGTGTAAACGCCCATGCAGATATTGGCGAACCCCTCCCGGGAGAGCTGCGCGTCACTGGAAAACACGGTCCCGTCCGGGCCCGTGGCTACCGTGTGCGCAACGGCGCCCGTGGCGACTGGCCGGGCCGTGATAATCCAGCGCCCGGCCCCGTCCGCGTAAATCCATATCGCCGTCCGGGACGCGGCCTCCGCAATGAGGTCCCAGACGTTGTCCCCCGGAGCCGCCGGAATGGTGGCAATCTCCGTGGCCGCGTACCCGGCCCCCACCGTGGAGGTAATCACGGGTGTCTCCGGGTACATGGCGAACGTGACAAGGGACGTGACCCACTCCGTCAGCCCGGCCCGGTTGGGGACCGTCCAGGGGTCCAGGTAGGCGGCTTGGGCCAGGGCCTCCGCGGACGCCGCGGCTAGCTCTATGGTGTTGTCCGGGCGTTTGGTGCCCCGGCCCGTGAGATAGAGCGTGGCGAGCGTCTGGACGTCCCGGGTGTTGTCCGGGTAGGTGTAGCCGGTACTGATTTGGACCTTGCACCGCTTGAGCGGGTCCAGGACGGCGTAGAGGGATTCATCCGTGGGGGCCGGGACGGTGAGGGTGGCTTGAACGTGCGGGCTCCAGTCCTCCGAAAACGTCACGGTAGCGTCCTCGAGGTCCAGCCCGAGCGGGGAGCCCGTGGCCGGAATCGCGGAGCCCACGAGTTCATGGATGAGTGAGCCCTTGATTGCCTCCGCCGCTATCGGCAGATACGCGCCGGGGGTCATGGCTTTTTCTCGTTGAGGGTCAGGGCGTTAAAGTCCGCGTAGTCCGTGGACACCTTGGCAAAGGTCGTGGCCGTGCGGGCCAGCTTGCCAAAGGTCCAGGACGGGTCCGACTGCACGGGCCCGGACGGGTAGGCCAGCTCCACATAGTCCACGGACAATTCCCACTTGCCGGAGGACGGGGCCGGGGCCACGCCCAACGGGTAAAAGTACATATCCATGCCCGGGTTATCACTCTGCCGGTAGAGCACCGTCTGGCCGCGCTCCATCATGGAGGTGAGCCGGAGCACGTCGCCGTGGTCGTCACAGACGATGCCGAGCGTCCCGCGGCGGGTTCCCATCCGGCCCGCAACAATGATGGGGTCAGCCCGGCCCACAACCTCGTGCACGGTGCCCCGGGTGGCCCGGGGGGCGGAGTAGGCGTAGACCGTGTCAACCTCCACGGAGTAGAGCGGGATGGAGGGCATGACAAAACGGGGGAGCCCGCCGCCGAGCGTGACCCACGCGGACGCCTCCGGGTCCGTGGCCGTGGTGGCCCGGTACTGAATCTGGCCGGTGAGGGCCGGTTCATAGTCCGTGATGGTCAGCGTCCCGGACCCGGGAATGGTGCCCGCCGGGACCCGGACGGGCCGGGTCCCGTTCACGTCCGAACGGGTCAGGGTGAGCACGTCCGCCGGGGAGGTGAGCTGGAGGGCCACGGTGCCGGAGGACGGGTCCGGGGTGGCCGTGAGAGTCAGGCTCACGGGGCCAGGGGCGTGCCGCTGCGGGGCACGACGTTGACGGTCACGGAACGGTTAGACATTTGCGCTAGTACCCCTTGGAAATAGGACTCTTTGTATTCGGGACGGAGAGGGACCGTGATGGGTTCCGCTAGGCCCTGTAGGGACTTTTTTGTTTCTTCCACGTTGTAAGCCTTGACGTAGGTGGGTACGTCCTTGGGCACGAGCCCGTAAGCCGTGGCGAGTTTTTCGGCCTCCGTCTTGCCCATCCCGGCGGCTATCGCGGCCTCAACGAACTTGGACCGCGCGGCCTCCTGCTTGGCCGTGATGGAGTCCGTGGAGTCCCCGGCGGCTACTTGGGCGTCCCGGAGGTCATTAGCACTCTTTGCCATGTCAACTAGGGTCTGTTGGTTGGCTTGGCCCTTGGCCGTGTTGAGGTCCAGCCCCTCCCCGTTTTTGGCAATGTCTTTGGCCCCTTGGCTCATGGCCTCGTTGTAGGCAATCTCCGCCGTGACGGCGTCCATGGCGTTACCGGCGGCGTCCTGCTTGGCCCGGGCCTCGTCCTCCAGGGCCTTGACCTTGTCCTCAATGGCTTGGGTCCCTTGGCCGGTGACGTCCGTTTCGATCTTGGCTATCTCCACGGCGTCACCCGTGGTCTTGATGTTGTTCTCCGCCTGTCCCCGGAGGTCGGAGAGGGCGTCCCGCTGATCTTTTGCGGCTTGGGCGGCGGCGTCCAGGACGGGTATTCCGTCGTTGGTGTAACTCGTGCCCTCCTGAATCCGGCGGGAGAGTTCCTGCCATGCCTCCCCCGTGGCCTCAAGGAATTTACGGGAGTCCTCCGCCGAGCCGGACGCGGCTTTGATCGCGTCCCCAATGTCCACGCCCGCCGTTTTGGCGTCCTTTGCGGCCTCCTGAAAATTGGTGGACGCCTCGTTGGTCCAGAACGTTATCCAGTTGTCCTCCAGGGCCTCCCGGCCCCATGCGGAGATGATGCCGCCTAGGTCGATGTCCTCAATCCGGCCCCCGGCGTCGATGATCTGTCCGGCCAGGTCGATTGATGCCTCTTTGAACTTGTTAGCCTCTTCGGCCCCGGCTTGCATTTGGGTTATGGCGATGCCGATTCCGGCGGCGGCGGCGAGCCCGGCAATTGCCCCGGCGGGCCCGAACCCGGCGAACGCGTTAGCGGCAACCTCCTGAAAGGAACCGATGATGGATTCAGCGGACCCGTCGAAAGACGCGGCGGACTCTTTGGCCGTGGAGTTAGCCTCGTCCCCAAATTCCTTGACCCCGGATTCGGCCTCTTTAAAGCCCTCTTTTTGGGCGTGGCCCACCTTGTTTGCGGAGGCTTTGGCGTCCGCGGCTATGGACTTGAACGCGGATGATGCTTTGGACTCCAGCCCCTTAGCCTCCGTGGCCGTGTCCTTGAGGGAATCGTCCACGGCGTCCAGGGACTTAGCCGCCGTTTTGGCCCCGTCCTTGAACCCGTCCGCGAGCTTGTCTCCGGCCTTGTCGGCACTCTTGGCGGTCGAGGTCCCCAGGTCGTCCACGGCGTCCGCCACGTCCTCCAGGGCGTCCGCCATGTTGCGGGTTCCCTTGAGGAAATTGGACACGTCCGCAATGAACGGGAGGCTAAAACCCTTTGCCACTATTGGGACCCTTTCTCGAATGCTTCGTGAGTTTTCTTGACGACAAGTTGTGTCCAGAGTTTCGCCATGCGGGGGGCCAGCTCCGCGAACGCGGGGTAAACAACCCGGCCCCCCTTGACCCGGCGGGGGAGCTGGCGCATAGTCCGGCGGGTCACTGTATGCGTCCCGCCGGACTTACGGTTCTTCCGCTGGTACGGCTTGCCGAATTTCTCCGGGTCCCCTACGCCGAACTCGTACAGGTGTGCGAGGTCCACGGGCCGGGCCCCGCCGGAGAGTTTCCGGGTCGAGGTGGCCGCTTTGGCGGAGGGCGGGTTCCCGGCGGCAATCCGGGTCCCGGGGACTAGCACGGCGTGCGTCCCCGGGGATTGCGCCTCCAGCTCTACGAGACTCTTCCAGACGGGGTTCATCTCGTCCCGGGTTGCCTTGTTGATTTCCCGCTTCACGTCCTTGTCCAAGAGCCGGACGGCGAGGACCACGGCCTGTAGCTGGCGGGACGCGTTGACGGAGGCAACCCGGATAGGCATAGGTTAGACCGTTGCCGCCGTGATGGTAGGCCGTCCGTTGACGGCCAGGGTGGCGGAAGCCGAGAGCACGCCCACGCCTCCGCCGATTGCCGCCGGGGCGGGCATGATCTTGGCGGTAATGGTGGCGCCGCCCGTCTCCGCTCCCCGGGGCTTGAACACGCCGGTCATTTCCGCCGTGCCGGTGAATAGCTTCATCCAGAGGGAACCGGTTTTAAAGTCCTGCTCAAGGTTGAACGTCGCCGTCCAGGACTCCGTGCTCTCACTCTTGGGCTTGCCGGAGATGGGCTCCCATGTGGCCGTGGTGACGTTGGGGGTAAAGGTGACGTTGTCCACGGCGTCCGAGTGGTCCGCCCCGTCAATCGTCAGACTTGCATTCTTGAGGAACAACTCATTCTCCTAGGGTGTGTTTGAGGGTAGTGGTTAGCGTGATGGTGTAGCCGGTGAAATTCTCGTAGGCGGCCCGTTCCGCCTCCGTCCAGTCCAGGTCCGGGACCGCCTCCAGGGCGGAGAGCACGGCCTCCAGGGCGGCGTCCGCGGCGTCCTCCGCCGCCTCCCCCAACGTCTCCGCCACGAGCACGTGCACCGTCATGGAGTGGTCGAGGTAGGCATGGGCGCTATTGCGGGCCACCTTGGAACGGTGGACCATGACGACGGGCCGGGCCGTGTTGTCCAGGGTCTTGACGTAGGCCATGACCTTGTACGTCTCCGGGAGGGCCAGGGTCAACGCCTCCGCTATCTCAGATCGAACGCTCACCTAAGACCCCCAAAGGCCCGCTTGGGCCGGAGCATGGCCCGTATACGGGCGTCCAGCGGATACACGGCCACGGAGAACCCGTCCCCGTTGAACGTCTCCCCGGGGCTCTGCCGCTGCATGGCCCACACGGCCCGGGCTTGCAGGATTTGGGCCATGACGTAGCGGTCCGGGACGGGCCCCGGCGTGCCGTCCTCGTTGGCCGGGATTGCCGGGGCGTATTCGGAGCACGTCTCGTGGGCCACCTTGAGCAATGTCTCCAGCGCCTCCGGCTCCACGAGGTCCGCGTCCGGCCAGAGGGCCGGGACGGCGTCCGGGTCTACCCAGCCAACGAGGGAAGCCATTACGGGGCCGGGAGGGTATCGACGACGGAGACGAGGGCCCGGGCGTCACGGACCCATGCACCGTTGTAGCCGTAGACACCCTCGTCCGTGGCCGCATGTGACACGTCCAGGGCCGAGACACGGATGAGGCCGGGGAGTTCCTGAAGCTCCGCGGATTCCTTGGCCCCGACAATCACGGCCCCGTCCTCTTCCGCCGGGCGGAACTGGAAGCCGTTGACCTGTCCCTCACTCCAGCCGAGCGTAGCGTTCAGGAAAGCAAACTTGTCCTTGTCCGTGGTCAGCAACATTTCCTCAAAGAGGTCATCACCAATGAGCGCAAAGGACGGGTTGAAGCGGCGGCGGAGCGCCAGGACGCCGCGCACGAGCTTGACCCAACCCGGGGCCACGTCCGCCGGGGGGGTGGGGTTGGCGAGGATGGGGGTAGCCCCGGCCACGAGCATGTCAAGCACCATCTGATCTGTCTGAATGTCGTAGTCCGCGGCGGACTCCCGGAGGTAGCCTGCCCAGAACCCGGCGTCCGGGAAATCGTGATGGATGCGGTCCACCTTGTTGCCGCCCGCGACACGGCCCGCGGTGAACTCAACCTCAACGAGTTCCACCGGGTTGGAGTAGATTTCCGCAAAGTTGCCCGCGTAGGGGCGGACGCCGGGGGTCTTGCCCTCTACGAATTTCCAGCCCTTGACCTTCTGGGAGGTCAGCGAGTTGTTGAGGATGAGGTCCGCATACTGGCGGGTATAGGGCTTCTGTGCGTTGATCTCGCCCACATAGGCGGGCTGGGAGTAGACGTCAAAGTTCTTGGCCTGCTGCACGGTCGAGAAAGCGGCGAGGACGGCGGGTTCATCCCGGCGGGCCTCCAGGGCGGCGAAGAGGGCCCCGGCGGAGTGGTCCGGGGCCGTGGTGCTGGAGTTCCCGGCGAGGACGGGAGGGACGGGCGGAGTGGACATAGCGGGTTCCTGTTCTGTGTGAGCGGCGGTGACGTTGGGGGCTGGATGTTCGGGTGGGTCCTCCCCGGGCCCGGGTTCGACAGGGGCCGGGGAGAGCTTGGCACGGAGGGCGGCGGAGGCGGCGTCGATCGCGTCCAGGGCGGCTACGGCGTCCTCGTCCGTCCCGGCGTCCGCGGCGGTCACGAGCTGGGCGGAGGTAAACGCGGGCTTGACCACGGCCCCGGCCCCGGTGAGGTCCCCGGCCAGGAGGATTCCGTCCCGGATTACCGGGTTGGCAATCTCCACGCTGATGCCCTTTCGGAGCCCGGATTTAGCCTCTTCGCGCCAGTCCCGGCCCGCCGTGGTGTCCGCGGGCATGAACGCGGCGTAGACGGCGTCGGAGCGTTCCTCCAGCGAAATACCCTTGCCCAACGGGCGGCGGAACTCGTGCTCAAAGTTGGCGTGAACGCTGGAGGCGTCCGCCGGGAGCTTGAGCACTCCCGGGCCGGGAACGGTGAGCTTGCCGCGGTTGGTCTGTCCCGGCTCACCAAAGGGCAGGAGCTTGAACGAGAGCGAACCGTCGTCCTCTGCGGCGAGCAAGTCACCATAGATGCGGATGGGGTCTGTCATGCGGGGGTATCTCCGTTCACGGGGGGTGGGGTTGCGGTGCCTACGTTGCCCTTTGCCGGGACCATTTCCAGGTCTGAGGCGTTGAAACGTAGCTTGACGCCGGGCGGGCTCACGTCGTCTTGGGAGAGCCGGGCCTCAATGGCCCGGGTGAACATCCCGGCGGAAAGCTTGATTAGTTCGTTAGCGGACTGGAGCGTGTTGTTGTAGTCCCCGGAGGTCCCGGAGTTGCCCTCCAGCAGGTCCGCCGGGAGATTCGTAAAGTTGGCCGCGTCGAGCCGGAGCGCGTTACGGGTGTCAATCAACATGGCCCCGTCGTCAATGTCCCCGCCGATTTTCTCCACGGCAATGCCCGCCGGGATGAGCGCCGTGGCCCCGGTCTTGGACTTACGCGCCGCCGCCCAGTCCTCCAGGGCTTGTTCCTCTTCGGCCTCCGTGGGCTGTAGGTCCTCTTTGATCTTGATGCCGAGCATGGGCGTGGGGTTGTCGGCCCTGTTGTTCAGGGTCTGACAGATGCTCCGGTACTGGCGGATGGTGTCCGCCGCAAAGTCCAGGAACCCCAGTTGCTTGAAGCTTGGGATGAACACCACGTCCTCCGGCTTGACCGGCTCCAGGTGGCCCGTTGCCGTGCTCTGGACGCGGATGTTCCCGAACGCGTCAAAGTCCCACATATGGAACGGCACATGCACGCCGTTGACCACGTAACCGGCCTCGTTGCGGGCCACGGCCAGCAAGGTGAACCGATGCCAGAACAAGTCCAACATGAGGTTGACGTTGCGGTAGGCGGGGGAGAGCGGGCCCTCCGTCCAGGTCAACCACTTGTAGTCCGGGCCGGACAGGACGGCGCCCGCCTCGTCCACGGCCTCCATGGTCTGCTGTGCGACTACGGACGTGTAGAGGTCCACGGCCCGGGACACGGGCGGGACGGAGAGGGACTGGCCCACGGAGACGGGCCCGGCGTCAAGCCCTTGGGTGTCCCCGTAGATTGCCGTGATTACCTGTAGCGCCCCGGAGGAATCGGGGGACCGGAGCGCGGTGCCGTCCTGCACGGTCGGCACAAACCCGGAGAGGTCCGGCCCCGTGATGAACCGCTGTACCCGTTCCATGAGTCCCAAGGGGCCGTGCTCCGTTCCGTTGCCGTGGTGTTGCCGGGTGAAACAATGCCACGACAAAGCCCCCCGGGGCTCCGAATATCGGGGTCCCGGGGGGCTTGGGTTGAGGTTCTTCCGTGTTTGTCGGTCCGTGTCCGGGCCCGTGTCGGCTTGTGTCGTGTTTTGTAGGAACCCTCCTAGCCGGCGAGGGGGGTTTCTTGTGGGGTATCTACAAAGAACCGGAACGCTAGGTCCCGGCCATACCTCCGAACCTCGTAGAACATGACCGGGACCGGGCGGGAGGTCCGCTCCGTGAACGCCTCCAGGGCGTCCAGGGCGGCGTCCCGGCGTTCATTGTGGGAGGTCCCCCCGGCAATATCGAACGTCACCTCAACCACGGCCCCGGCGTCGTCCGTCTTGAACGTGTCCAGGATTGCTACGGCCTTGCTCATTTCTTACCCCATTTCATTTGTGCGGCTTGGCGGGAGGTCCCGGCTCCCCGGGCAATGTCTGCCCATGATCGCCCGTGGTTCTCACGTTGGCCGTCTACGGCGGCTTGTATGGCGGCGGAGAGTTCGGCCTGAAGCTGGAGCATGGCGGACAGGTCCTCCGGGTCCGCGTCCGCCACACGGCGTCCGTAGCCCTTGACCATGCGTTTCATCATGGCCGCGTAGTCCGCCGTCTCGTATGCCCTCTTGCCCATGCCGTTCCCTCCGCCGTTTTCTTGAACTAACAGTGTCAAGTAAACCTTGACACTGTATTGACGGTCAAGCCGGACCCGGCCCCACGCCTACCCAATGACAGCGGCGGGCCTCTTACGGGGCGTCTGCTCACGGCGTCCAGTGGTCACCGCGGCCCCGATGGAGAGGGACACAATCCCGGACACGTCCACGGAGGCATTTTTACGCCCGAACAACCTCGACTCCCCGGAGTAGCGCCAGGTGACGTTCTCCGCGGATTGCGTCATGGACGAGGACGCGGCCACCTTGACCGTCCGGGCCTCCAGCCGGTTAGTGAGGATGGAGGCCCCGGCGGCCACGGTTTTCATGGTCACGGGGTTGAGGGCGTGGGCCCTGAATGTGGGGACCCGCTGGAGGTTCAGCGCAACGGCGGAGTTAGCCCCAATCGCGTCAAAGCTGAACTTGACCCGGGGGTGTTTCTTTTGGGCCTTGACACACTCCAGGGTCAGCCATTCCGTGCCGGGCCGATAGTCCATGATCTGTCCGTGCAACTCCCCGTCCGCGTCAATCCACGTGGCCGTGAGGCTGGCATAGAGCCCGTGAATGTGGCAATCGAACGTGAGGTCAAAGTCTTGCCCGTCGAACGCTACGGGCTCCGTGAGGGCGTCCGCCCATTGCTCCGGGGAGATAGCCGCCGTGGTGGAATCCGGGCTCCAGACGCATAGGTATTCTTGGGCGAATTTGGCGGGCCCGAGTTTTTCCAGGTTGCGCCGGACCTTGTCAATCCGGGTCAGCCCGGAGGCAAGCCCGGGATGGGTGGCCCACCAGACGGCCTCGTCGTAAACGTCGTCAGTCTCCAGGGCGGCAAAGTTGACAATCCCGAACGCCTCCGGGTCTTTGATGCCGCGCTGGATGGAGTCCCAAAAGACGCCCGCCCGGACCGGGCCCGGGGTCCCGGAGATGATGATCTGCCCAAGGTCCCTCGTATCCATGAGCGGGAACGCCCCGGCTACTAGGTCCTCCGATTGCTCCGGGTTCAGCTCCCCGGCCTCGTCAAACCACATGGCGTCCGCGGCCTCACCACGGAACGCGGACGCCTCCGGCTTGACTACCCACCATTTCGAGCCGTTGAACCACTCGATAAACTCCCGGCCCTGCGACTTGTAGAGCTGTTTAATGCCAAGGTCCGCCAGGGTCTTTTTCTCCCGGCGGAGCTTGGCCTCAATCGCCCGGGCCATGTTCATAAAGAACTGTGATGCGCGGGTGCCGTCCTGCGCCGTGGACACTACCCGGTAGTTGTCAATGAGGGTGCAACGGCCCAAGAGGACCATCTGAATGGTTGTCGTCTTGGCGGAGCGCCGCCCGAGCTGGACGACACATTCCTCAAAGAGTGGCCGGTACTGCCCGGAGAGGGCGTCGAACTCACCGCTACGGGCCTCGAGCATGGCCGCAACATAGATCCCCTGCGGCGTCAGGGGCAGACCCATCATGTCCGCCCCGAGAATGGCGGCGGATATGTCCGTGTCCGGCGGGGCGGCGCTCATGTGCCGGGGGTGTGCCTCAAAGGTGAGGCCCTTGTCAGCGAACACCCGGTCAACGGCGGCGGCAATCGCCGCCTCATAATTTGCCGGGAGTTCCGTGGTGGTGGTCAACGCAATTTTTCCTAACGCAATTCAGGTGGGGATGGGGCTACTTGCACGCACAAAGGACGC